TTTTTTTAATGCTGGGCTTTCAATACCTAAATTATTAATATACTCTTCAACATTAACATCTGCTTCGTTTAATGGTGTTGTTTTACTTTTAGATAAATCAACTATATCCATTGTTTTTGAATCATGAGGAGGGGGGACTAATTTGTATTTAAATTTTTTAACATACACATTGTCTTTTACTCCATCAGGACCTGCTGCCGGTCCAGGACCAAATGTTGCTCCAGGGCCTTCTTGTACTGGGGCTAATTTGTATCCATATTTTTTAACCATTATATCATTATCAGTTCCGTCTGCTTTTTTGTTTTTATTAAATGCAAATGGTGTAGCATAATTTTCACCTTCAGTACCTGAGGTAAAACTAGAGTTTGATCCAATAGTATTTATTTCCTCTAAGGTATTTTTTATCTGGTTATATTGGTCAGGATAATTTTTTCTAAGATGAGTTCTATATTGATTAAATACTTTTTTTAATTCATTAGCAACCGCTTTAATAGTATCATCATTTTGAGCATCTTTAGTACCCATTAATTGTTTTAATGCTTTAACAGCACTTGACATTTTTTTTAATGAATCACCAAATGAAGCTAATTTAATAACATCATGAGAAACAGAATTTGTTTCAGGATCAATTTTATCTGTTTTATAATATGTAGATAAATCTTTTTTAAAAAAATCATTCTCCATATCAATAGGCCCATACTGAGACTCAAGTCGTTTGAGTAAAGCAGGGTCTATATCTTTAGGTTTTAGAATATTTGAAGTTTCTATATTATCCATTGACATTATTTAGTTCTTCTAATAATTCACAATATTGTAAAAGATTGATTAAATTATCATCATTAACATGAGATGTTTTGCCTAGTGGTTGTAATAAATTAGCTACTTCATTAATTTTAATCTTAATTACTTGTGATTGAGTTTGAGTTGCTAAAATATTTAATTCTTCTTTTATTAAAGATATTTTATTATTATAATATTCCTTTAATTTAGGAGTATTATCTACTGAATTGATAAATTCTCTAAGTATTTCTTTCTGGTCATTAGTTAATGAACCATATTTATCGTTAAATTTTTCTAATAATACTCTGTAAGTTAAAATTCTTACATCTTTATCATATGATTGAAATTCCTGAATTAAATCGGCTTCAACTTTTTTAGATTCAATAGGTGATGTAACCATGTATTCTAATAAGGTTACTTTGTTATCAATAATTTGATTAGGGTTTGACAACACATCGCTATTATATATTTCTAAAAGAGTATATAATGAAGCATATGTTTTATAACTTGGTAATTTAGTTTTAAAAAATTCTTCTAAGTTATAATGTTTAGATATTTCTTTAATTAAGTTATATTTTTGTCTTTTTAAAACACTACGATTAAGTGATCGTGAACTTTCAATAATTGTAGTTAAAATCATATCTGCTTTAGCTTCTGATATGTTCTTGTGTTTGGAAATAGTTTCGTATAACTTATATTCTTTTCCTAATTCAGATTTTACAAAGAATTTCTTCATTATTCCGGACGCTTTTGAAATATTACCGGATAAAGTATCCGCCGTAATTTGTCTTACTAGTAGTTCAAAAAGAAGCCCAGTGTTTTTATACTTTGAATGTTTAATGTTCATTCCCTTAGGTTTTGTTATAAATATATAAAGATTCTTATTCCTTAATATTGCTTTCATCTAAAAGCGATTCACCTTCATTTATTAAGCTTAATTTTTTATTAAGAGATTCAAATAATTCCTTATTTTTTAATTTTTCTTGTAATGCTAACGGTGAACCTCCCTTATATTGTGGTTTTATAGAATCAGATTCATTATCATCATCTTTCATTCCTTTAGCACCTAAGCGATCCTTACCAAAATTATCATCTTGAGTATTTCTATCTGTTACTTTTTCTTCAGGACGACCTAATGGAGCTTTCTCATCATATCCTTTAGGAACATTTGCTGGGTCTGAATCCATTCTTCCGGTTCCATATAATGATGCTAAGTCATGTGGCGTACCATATGATTTACCTGTCTCTAATGGATCATTACCTTCAGCCTCAATTTGAGTAACACGGAATTTACGTTTTTGGTCTTGTACAATTAAATCTCTATACTCATCATATTGATCAACGCTAAAGTGGAATACATTTTCATAAATCCAATCCGATGGGAATAATTTTGATTCCATCATTGAATTAGCTAAATCTACTTTTTGAGTTAATAATGCAATTTTTTCTTGATCATATATGATAGAAGGTGTTGTTAAACTTAATTCGAAGTTAGTTAATGATTCTTCAGTGTAACCTTGTGTATATAAATGCACCAATGCTATCTTGTATAGTTCTGAGAGTACAATACGTTGGATACGATCAATAGTACGAGCAAAACGTATATCCTCAGCAGCTAATGTAGCTTTACCAGTTAAATCTTTTTCATAACCCATAAACGCTTTAGGTACTTTAAGAGCAGCAAATAATTTGTCTCTTAAATACTCAACATCTTGAATACCATCATATGTCAACCCGGGTTGTGTTTCTATTTTAGTTGATGTATCATTACCTCTAATTGGAATATAAAAATCTTCCATTAGGTTTTGCATGTTATATTTTTGGTTATACTCTCCATTTTGTGGATCTATTAATGGAGTACGTTTCATTGTAGAAATTGTTTTCTGCATGAAATTTTCTACTTCATTTGGTGGGATAGAACCAACATTAATATAGAATGTACGACGATCTGGACTACGAGATATTCTATGAATTAACATAGCATCTTCCATCAATGCGTATTGCTTATAAATCCTACGAGCTGGTTCAATATATGAGCGACCATAAGGTAAGAAATTAACATCTGTTAATAAACGGAAGTGAGCCATTTCGTAATTATCGAAATAAATAGCATCATCGTTTTCTTGATATGTATTTGGAACACCATAATATCCTGAACCACCTGAATATACTCCTTCTGGGGAGTATTTAAATCTAATAGTACTTGGATTTTCTTGATCGTATGCTTCTTGTCTTTCAATATGGTATGCTGTATAAGGTATTACATTATAAACACCAAATTTTTCAGCAATTTCTAATTTAAGGAAAAAATCACCATATTTGTTCATTTGGCGAATCCATGACCATAAATTAAATTCAATATTTAATACGTCATAAAATAGGTTATATAATATTTTTTGAATATTATCATCACTACTTCTAATTTGAAGCACCTCACCCATATCATTTTTTAATGTACATTCATCAGCAATAATATCAAGTGCTGAAGCCACAATAGCGTCATTATCCATTACATCATAATCTGAGTATATGAATGTACGCATGTATTGGTAATTCATATTTAGCTGTTGACCAAACAATGAAGTTGATGAAGGTGAATAGATACGGTTGTATTTATCCATTAAGGAGTTTGTTGCAATATCTCCAGATTTTTGGATCGAATCAACGTCCATTACCTTAAGTTGGTTACCTCCTTGATTTCTGATGATTACATCAGAGGAGAATAAGCGTTGTAATCGTGTAAATAATTTAGTATCTGCCATTTTATATATTATTATATCCTATAAATATTTAGAGGAGCCATTTAATGTTCTCTTTTCCACCATATGGATTATCAATTTCATATGGGTTTGTTCCACTTTTTGTTCCGTATGCCCCAACATACGTATTTTTATTCATACTTCCTAGGGTAGCTCTAGTCATATCATGAGAATGTTGTTGGAATTTGAGTGATGTATCTCTTAAATACATTCCTATACCAAAAGCCATTACTAAATCATCATTGTATCCGGATTGTGCTTCTGGTCGACCATTTCTCCAAATGAATACTTTCATTTCTTCTAATAGACGTTTTGAACGAATTGTTACTGATCTATCACCAACATATTCTCTAAATTTATTTACTACCAATGGTCTTGATCTCATTGACATTGTAAATCCAGGAGTCATATCGCTATTACCTTCAAATACTTTTAAATAAGAATCTGCTGTTAATTGGTCAGATTTTGGTGAATGATATAGATTTGAATAACCTCGTTCAATAATTGAATCTAAAGCTGCCCAACCAATAGAAGCATTTTCTACAGCTAATAAAGCATTATTATATTCTGCTCCTAACCCAACTAAAAAATAACCAAATTCTTTAGGTGACATTTGACCTCTATATTCAGCAACTTGTGTATTTGTTTGAATATCAATTACATGGGCCGTTGAAAAATCCTTTCCATCACCTCGAGCGACGTCGGCCGTAATCATATATTCTCTAGAGTAATCAGCTGCTTCCCATACCCATAAGTTTTGGTCTACACCTCTACGTTCTAAAGGATCTTGTATTGTTGATTCTTTTAGAAATTCAATCCATTCTGAATAA